AAGGGCAAGGTATAACTCAAAAAGAGTTAGCAGAAAAAATGGGAATATCTGATATAAGTCTGAATAAGACTTTACGAGGGGAATATCCGCAGTTGCAAACATTAGATATTTATACCATATAATACAATTATATGGCTAAAATAAATCTACTTAGTTTTATTTTTTAACATTATTTATTACTTTAAATATTGCAAAATTAAACTAATTAGTTTTACCTTGCAATATCAAATTAAACGAAGTAGTATAATTTAAAACATATAAGTAGTATGAGCACAAAATTTAGAAGTCAGATGAAAGAGATTATGTCAATGGCATGGTCTTTTGTTCGCAAGAACGGTTATTCAATGAGTGAAGCATTAAAATGCGCATGGGCTAATTTGAAGCTGAAAGCGGCTTTGAAAGTGAAGATAGTAGAGTTCTACTTCAAAAAGACCGATGGAACGTTACGTCAAGCCTTTGGCACTCTCAAAGAAGGATTAATCGGTGATGTGAAAGGTACTGGCAGAAAGCCGAATGACAATCTGCAAGTGTACTGGGACACAGAGAAAGAAGAGTATAGATGTTTTAAGAAGTGCAACCTTATTAAAATCGCATGACTATGAAAAAGAAAAATATGGCAACAGTTGAGATTGAATGTTCAAATACACATTCAATACCCGTATTCAGTGACTTTTTAAATGAAGTACAAAAGCGGTTTGATATTGAGAAAGAAGCTAAGAACGAGTTATATTCTTTTATCATACAGATGGGGTTGTTAGACCAATTTAGAGAGTTCTCTCAGCATTATAAGGGCGTGAATCATCATGCTGCGTGTATTGATATGCTTGCAGTGTAATTCTTAACACGATTATCCAAAGGCAGTCTTCGCACGACTTTAAAGGCTGCCTTTTATTATTAACTTTTAAACTAAATGATTATGGACGAAATTTGGAAAGACATTGAAGGGTACGAGGGTCTGTACCAAGTATCAAATTTGGGCAGGGTGAAATTTTTAGAGAGAAGGGTTTCCAGTGGAAATAGTGCATCCAGAGTTATTCGGGAACACATCGTAACTCCAAGTCTTAAACGTGGGTATCATCGTATCAGACTGTGTAAAGAAGGCAGTAAACGCTTTTTCTTCGTTCATAGACTTGTTGCTGATGCGTTCATCCCAAACATAGAAAATAAACCTACCATAAATCATAAAGACGGTATTCGCAACAATAATGTTGTTTCTAATTTAGAGTGGGCTACATTCCACGAACAGATAGTACATAGCTATAATGTGTTGCACAGAAAAAAGAGCATGGCACATCTTGGTAAATTCGGCAAATACCATAACCGTTCTAAAGCTGTATATCAAATAATAAATGGCGATGTAATAGCTGAATTTGGCAGTATAAGAGAAGCGACAAGGGTAACTAATATAAGCAGTCCAAGAATTGGCAGATGCTGTAGAGGAATACAGAGCGAAGCAGGTGGCTATCAATGGAAATTCAAAGAGGAGTGAAATCACTCCCCTTTCTTTATGATTTGCTTCTGCATTTCAGCGCTTCTCTTTTCTTCTTGTTCTTCTTTTATTTCTGCAATTTCTTCTTCGATTCTGTCTACATTTCCAGCAAACATTACCCCATGTCGTTGCGACCATACACCACCTGACACAGCTTTTACAGCTATATTAACTTTATCTTCTAAATTATCAAGACGATACGGAACAACTTCTGTACTAATATCTATCGTTTCAGATGCTTTGTTAAATTCAGATGGATTAATAGAGCCTAAAGCAGAGACTATGAAGTTCACACGTCTTTGCAAGAACTCACCTATCACCTCGGCATGATTTTGAACTTGCAAATGTGTCGAAAGAAACACGTAATCGAAAGCTACTCCCGACAAGGCATTTCCAGCGCCGCTCAACTTTTCAAAACTGATTTGCGGTGTATTTGTCATAGAATATGCTTTCTCAAAGAGGGTTTCTACCTCAAATTTTACGGTGTCATTTGCTTGATTCCATGTTAGATACTGAGCATCCGCACCTTCACCTGTAAGTTTGACCATTCTGTCCTTAACCTTACCCATGAAACCCTCTACATCTCCAATTAGCTTCAGCAGTGGGAAGAAATGATAATCGATGCAATCAGCATAATTGGATAATAGTTTCTCCAACCGGACCCGGAAGGTCTTTATCTTCTTGCAATAAGGTTCAGGACGATAAGCATAGAGAACCGGTAGTTTTGAGAATCCATGAACAAAAGGAGTTCTTTCTTCATATCCTTTAGATAAATCCCACTGATAAACCATCTTGTCTGTAATAGTCATAAAGCAGGTAATTTCCGAATCGTCCATGAGTTTTTTCTTATACTCACGGGAGAAAGCAATCATCTTACCTTCATCGTTGAAGAACGGAAAGAGCTTATCACCTCTGAATGGCGACCACAACACACTTTTCAGTTTCTTGGTAGGCTTAACCTTGCCCCCGAAAGTAGTCTTTACTTTCTTCCAGAACTTAGCCCAGAACAAATCATCATCGGTCGCATACCAATACTCGGCAACTTCCTGTTCGGATAACCAGGAACGAACAATCTTCTTGTTCTGATACTTGATTTTGTTGGACTTAAATACAGCCTTGACAGCATCCAAGAGTCTCTTTTCGTCATCATCCGCAGGAGTACAGTCTATAGACGGCTCAGTGCCTACTGTAAAAGCCGTTTGAATGTTTACGATGTCTTGCTCCAAGGGAATAGAGATACGGTTTACCGGTTCGGTTTTGTACTGTGCTTCGGTTTCATAGGCATTACCTGTCTTCTCATCGAAAACTTTCTCCGCTTCCTTTTCAAGAACCTTCCTGTCCGGGTACTTCTCTTTATCCACCATGATTTCATGGCGTTCCGGATTCCAATCATCCCACAACTTGCAGTGGTCGGGAAGCTCAGTTTTCCTACCTTTCTTCAGGTAGCTTATCTTCTGCCCAATATCGGGCAATACTAATATTTCTTCTAAACTCAATGGCATAGCTTATATTTTTAGTGTGTGAATATTCCAGTTAAATCTTTCGGCTTCTGAATCTTTCCCAGAAGCTCACCCAAAACATAATAACGGGCAGCATCTATCCCGTGGTTATCATGGTCTTCGGGTTCATTGATATACTTTCCATCCTTGTCCTTCGCCCACACATACTTTCGGAACTCGCTTTGCAAGTTATACGAATGCTTGGTTATGTATATCTCCATGTCCTGCATCTTATCGATGCCGGCATTGATAGAGCCTGCTCCTTTTTCCACCGCATATATCTTAATACCTCCGTTATGTATTTCTTGAATCAAACGAGGGTCTGCGCTATCGGCAATAACCTTCAATCCCCACGGTCGAAGCGTTTTGATAATGTCAGAAGAAAGAAGTCCGGTCCGGTAATCTACTTCGTCCAAATACAGAGCGTTACCTACAATACCGCACCGAATAGAAGCGGACGGGTCGTGTGTGTAGCCAAAATCTTGCCCGATAGCCACCTTCTTAGCCCAAGCCGGGAATTCATCAACAATTCCCCACTTCTTGAATACAGCACCTTCCGCAACGTCAGCCCAGCGACCGATAACCACATGAGCATACTTTTCGGGATTGCTCACCTTCATATCCTCAACCTCCTTCAGAAACTCTGGAGAAAGATTCTCCAAGTTATCAAGATAGGTAGTATGGATATGAAGTACATTCGGGTGCGTGGAGATTTGAACTTGAACACCGTCAATTTCCACCAGTTTGTGAGTGTTCTCGATGTACTTCTTATAGATGAAATGGTTGGAATCAGTCGGATTCATTATGATAATAACAAAATTATCTATACCGACCTGACGAATGGAAAGCACTATCTTTTCAAAATCGACCTCGTTCGTCCATTCCTCTGCTTCATCACATACAAAAACCGTTATCCCATGAATAGATTTCAACTTGGCTGTCTGATTACCGGAAGATGTCTTGATGCCACGGAACATTATCCTTGATCCAGTTCTTTTATTCAACACGTCCGTTTTTGTGGTCTTGAAATACTTAGATGTTCCGTCCAATTCTATTTTTTCCATAAATTCAGGTATGATAGATATGTGAGCGGAAACCATTGTATAACGAGTATATAAAATTTGATGCACCACATTTTGGTATGGCTCTTTACCACGTGCAAATGTCAGCCTTTCAACGAACGTGGAGCCATTGAACGATTTGCCGGAACCACGTCCTCCCGTGATAAGAACAACGAATTTATCCTTGTTTTTGTAGAGTGGGTAATATATTGGCTGCGGCGTTATCATTCTTCATTATCTTTAATCCATTTATCAATATCAATACCTTTATCGGAGTGAACATCGTCCCCGTCTTCATCCTGCTTGCGCTCGATCTTCCTCCAGTCTTCATCATGGTGATATAGCCAAACAGACATGGCTTGAAGGTTGGGAGCCAGCTCGCTTTCGCTTACTTGCAACTCATCTTCACCTGTCAAGTTTCCTTCTGAATCACGGAGCTTCCTTACAACAGTGCTTTTCGTCTTAATGCCGCCAAGAGCCATCGCAAGGAACTTAGCGCGGACAGTCGCGTTGATGGTCGCGCGCCCACGCGCTAAGACTTGAGATAATTGAGGGTACTCATTCTTCTTAATGCAAAAAGTTTCGGGTGCTATATCAAGTGCGAAAGCGATTTCTTTGTCAGTGAACCCCTTTTTGGCATACGCTTCCACGAGAGAAAGAAAGTCCTCGCTTGTATAGTCAAACTTGGGCTTTCTTCCTCCTTTACCTTTCTTTTTTTGAGATTCACTATTGCTCATATCAATCTACCCGTTCTACTTGTTCATCAAACACTTCTCCTTTTATGAATTTCATATCCGGATCATAACCGAATCTCTCACAGAAAGCGGATTTAGCTTCATAGGTATCAAAGGATAATATCACATAAGCATCCATGTTCTCAGCTTGCTTTTGTGCGTTCTCTTTTACCTGTTGCTTGACATCCTTCATGTGAGCGGTCTTCTCTGCACGTTCTAACTGCCTTTGGGCTTTGTCTGCTTCGTTCTGCTCGTTTACTTCGGACATTACGTCATTCAAAGCATCGGCCAGTGAGTTTTCTTCATCTGTCTGGAGAAGGAAGTCACATCCGATCAGATTCAAATCCTCTTCTGTTAACCCCGCATCCTTGTAGTCGATATCAGGAATCAATTCACGAAGAGCGTCATAATCCCATGATCCCATAGCATTGGGATTGTTCAGGAGTATGTTCAATTCCTTTTCAGCCTTACCGTCCACATCGATCACATCTACACGGATGGTATAGTCATTATTGGGGAACTTATTCAGATCATCCATTACAGCCAAACGCTGATGGCCACTGACTACGGTCATACCTGTGCGCTTGTTTACGATAATACCGCCAAGCAGACCGTATTTCTTAATCCCTCGTTTTAAGCTCTTCTTTGCTTCTTCGGAAATAGTACGAGGATTATATCCGGCCAAATGGATAGAAGAACGTAAGAGTTCAATAGATTGGCTCTTGAAGTATTTATTTAGTTCCATTGTCATATTCAAATAAAATTCGCTCACTCATTGGGAATGCCTTTAGAATCTTCTTTAAGTCATTTGGGTAATTCTCCCTCATCCAAAGGAAGCATTCAAGGTTGAAACCGATACCGCCGGATGACTTCTTTGAGTATCGGACCGGTTCGGGAAGTTTCTTCATCTTCATGTAAGAGATGATATCCTTTTGCGTCCAGTCCGAAAGAGGATATACTTTACCTGCATTCTCACCATTCTCGTAGGTGTTAAGCATTAACCGCCTGTTCATCGAGTCGGCTTTCTTCATGCCGTAGAATGTGTAGTAGATTCCGTACTTCATTCGCATGGCTTTCTCAATATCCGCTAACTTCAACAGCTTGATTTTTGGATTGGGTACACAATACATACCGCCTCGAAGAATATAGGTTAGGTTCCAATGTGGCACCTGTACAAACTCGATCTTTGGATATTTTACTTTTACCCAATTTACGTATCGCTCAATATGCTCTAATCCCTCTACGAAGTACATGAATACACAAACGATACGGTCAAACTTTGGGTACATCAAATCAAGCAGAACCAAAGAATCTTTACCAAGCGAACAAAACAATATAGCCTCACTCGATTTTACCCGAATGAGGTCTATATATTGGTTCGCTTGCTCGATCTTGCTCATGGATCAACCACTTGAAAGACCGAAGCTGACACGGACATCGCTATAACGCTGCCTGCGTGAACCCAACTGAGATGTGCCAGCTGCACCACCCCTTTTTGCCACTAATCTACCACCTGCGCCTGCACCATTCATATTTCTGCGAGGTCCGGCTACTCTGTTAATTCTTCTTGCGACTCAGCTTTCTAATTTTAAAAGTTAAACAATCAATCTATATGTTTCTCTAATATCTTGCCCAAAGTATAGTCCATTTGGGCTGCGAGATATTCTTCACCTTGATACTCGTAAACAACATCATTGCCCTCTTCATCGGTGAGAATTACTGCTTCTGCGTTCTTTACTTCAACGATGATATAAGGTCGTTTACCCGTATATGCACCTGTCAGAAGTTTGATGGCATCGTACTTGATAGGCTTCAATTCTACTTCACCTTCTTCGGGCAGTTCTGCATCAGCCGGATATTCTTTACCGTCACATAGGTAAGTGATATACTTCTTAGCGTTGGTTGGTCTGATTTCACGGTATTCGTGGGTTTTCTTGCCTGCCAAGATTTCATCGAAATACTTCTGTTTGATGCTTAATGTAAGAATGTTCATAATCGTGTCTTTTAAATTAATAATTAAGTAGTTGCGGGTAACGGATTCGAACCGCTGACCTTCACCAAGTCAAAGTGACGAGCTGCCCACTGCTCTAACCCGCGATAGTACCCCAAAGATACTACCACAACCAAAGATAACGAAATATCTTCAAATTCTATCTGTGACAATCAGTTTTAAGTCACAGAATCTTTTTCAACCAGATATCCCTTTTCTCTCTGCACGCCCCTAAAGTCGATGCACAACAAGAAAACAACTCACCGCTTTCAGTACGGTAGTGATATTGATACATTCTCACTCTCTTTCCTCTCAACTTGGTATTGTAGGTAGTGTAATTTTCTTTTCCGGGTTGGCATACGCTGCAACCGTTTACATTTATTGAGTTCATAAGCCTTGCTCTTTTAATTGCTTCTCGATATGCTTTATTGTGGATAGTAATTGTTTTGCTTCTTTCGATTTGGGTACATACCAATATTTCAGTGGATATTCACCCAGATTTGTAATATCCCAAGTCGCTTTCTGATAATATTGCTTTTCTAATGCAGGCAAGATAAACTTCGCATCGAAAGCTGTCATTTCAAGCACTATTTTGGCGTTGTCAGGTATTTTAGTTGAGTTCATAAGCTAATATTTAAGTAAATTCTACATCGCTAAGATTCAATACACCTTCATTTGTAAACTCATACCCTATGTATGTAACAGAATTGCCGTTTACAATGTAATACTCTGTCAGATTATCATCATTGCTGTGTGCGAAAATCAAGTCATTTGTTACACTACCTTCTCTCTTTAAACCTATGTAATAGTTGTTATTATAGCAACTGATTTCAGGGATATGTTTAAATGTACCTGTATCTATACCGTCATAGACACCGTACCTCTTCTTGAAATGTTCATCCATAATCAATCATATTGTGCAGGGTCTTCACCCTGCCAGTTCAACTTGTGCTATGTTTAATCTCTTGCCTCTCATTGCATTCAGTTTTGCTGTCATCTTATTTGCTGCTTCTTCTGTTACCTCTAAAGATGCCATACTATTATCATATCCATCTATTACCAGATAATAACCTCTTGACTTCTTTACGTAAAACTCATTTAATTTATGCTTTTTCATATAACTCGTTACTTTCATAATCGTGTGTATTTAAGCGTTAATACCAATTGCTTTTCTCATAAAGTCACTTGCTTGCTCTACTGACATATTCAGCTTCTTTTGAATCAGGATAAGCATACAGCTTACTTGTTCTTCTGTATCTAAGTTACCTTGTACAAACTCTGACATGATGAACTTTTCTATTGTTCTTTGCTTAATCACTGATGCTGCCATAATCGTATATTTTTTAATTGTTATTCAAACTTATGCTTCTCTATACCCCCTTGCATTCAACCAAGCTATTGCACCTTTGAGAGTTTTGAATCTTTTGCTACTTTCTACTGCTGTACAGGCTGAATAATCTTTTTCGCCATAAATAAACAATGCGCCTTCATTCTCACCTTTCTTGTAACTTATAATATTCATATTTTCTATATTTAATTGTTATTATTTCGTTTCTGATGATGCAAATATAATGATTAAAATCATACATACAATAAATAAGCGTATTGTTTGTATGATTATTATCATATATTAACAAAGATAGCACAAGTATGACTATAATCTAAATATATTTTAAAACAAATGACTATATTCAATCAAAACAATAACAATTCATTTGTATATTCAGATTTTACCACTATATTTGCAACTGATTAAAATCATACATGTATGGAAGTAAAGACAATAATCAAGCAGAAAGGCTTCACAATGGAAGCCGTTGCAAAAAAAATGGGTATAACAAGGGTTACACTTGCTCAAAACCTTAGTAGAAATCCGACAGTAGGAACATTGCAGAAAATAGCGGATGTTATCGGATGTAAGGTTGGTGACTTCTTTATCGATGATATGGATATTAAAGAGGATGAGAACACCATTATCTGCCCTCACTGTGGAAAGAAAATTAAAATAGAAAAAGGAGAATAGCTGTGGATGTTAATACAATTATCAATGTTGTTGCTATCATCTTAGCAGTAGGCAACTTTATATGCCTTTATAGCATATCTCGAAAGAAAGCTTACAATGAAGAGAAAGGAAAGAATCTTGCCACTAAAGAAGATATAGGCAATATTACCAATGAGATAAAATCTGTTGAAAGTAAATTCACAATACTTACAAATCTGCATTCTGGAATATTATCTGAAGAAAGAAATACAATTATCGAGTTCAATGAAAAATATTCTTTATGGGTTGGAAGTTATATGATTAATTGGAGGCTCAATAGCAATAATAATATTGATGTTGATGAATTCTCAAGAATATTAGAAAAAAATCAAGAATTATGTTATATATCCCTTTCTAAATTTGAACTTTTCATAGAAGACGAGGAATTAAATTGCTTAGCTCAAGAATTAATTATTAAGGCGGCACAATTAGAAGGATTAAGGAGTATTATTGAAGAGATACGTCCTTTAAATATCTTGTTAAATTCTGCTGAAGCGCAAGAAAGAAAAATCCAAGAAGAGCTAATAAAAAGAAAAGTGGAATTCCTTAAATCATACAATAATCAATATACATCATTATATAGAGAAATACCTGCAATCTTAAATGTCTTTCAACAGAAATGCCGAGACAGAATTTATAAATTATTAAAGCCGGAGCATTAAACTCCGGCTTTCAATTGATTAGTCCTTTGAATCTTAACCGATTAATAATCTCGGTATAAAGATAGTCTATATCTGCACGATAATCCTTATAATTGTTATAGTAAAACGTGACATCAACACAAAGGTTAGAAATTCCTGTCGGAGCTTTAAAGCCCAATATACCGGCAAGTATATCACGAATCCCTTTTGCAATCTTACCACCAGCCAATGTACTGGGGGAATAAAGAAACAGAATAATGAAAATAAATTTCTGGCGGAAGCTGGCACCGGCCCTTCTTTCGGGTAATCCGCAATTCCCCACAACCTCACAGTACCATTTGTATATTACAGGAATAATATTAAGATCCGATAAAATAGGTTTGATCAGTTCTTGCTCTCTCTCCGAGAGTCTTGATTTCTGCTCTCTGATAGATTTAAGTTCCGATATTGCTGAAAATTCTCTCACCATAACACGATTATTTTAAAAGTAAATAGTATATTTGCATTATAATCGTGTGAGGGAGGATTGAGTGGTCGTGCGCTTGGTTCTCCTTTCTTTATTTTATAGACTTATCCATTTTCTGAATAACCCTATTCTTTTCATCTACCTCCCTACCCCACATAATAGCAGAATAGACAGCATTTGCATATAAAAAGAGTTCTTCACGGCTGGTAAGGAACTCTACTTTCAGAGCCATCTTAATAGCTTGATTATAAAAACGACATTCTTCCATTATTATTTAGTTAAAGCACATACTTTATTATGTTAATTGTTAACGGATTTATTTTTCCTATAAACCATGTTATAAGATACGCTATTTTACCATGAAAATTTGCAGGTATCCCTAAAGTGCGTACCTTTGTACTGTGTTTTTCATAGTATTAGATTTAAGGTTAACGAAAGATTGGCTGTCTGGGATAGATAGCCTTTTTTATGCCCATTCATAAAATATCTTCATTCTTATCTCCATACTTATGCTTGAAATAGCTGTCTAAACAAGAATATACAGTAACGCAAATTATCAAAATCACCACTGTAAACCAAAACCAATCAAATTCCATATCCTTACTTTATTACATTCCACTCACTTTCCATAATCACATATTCACACTTATTACACCTATGCAGATAAGTCGGGAACGGAGCCGTTGTATAATCCTCAACCGCTATCTCTATGCTACCACATTCAGGGCACTCAATCTTTACTTCTTTGATGCCGGGATAGTCCCAGAAAGAAAGCTTTCCTTTCACGTTCTCGATAGGCTCATTATAGGTGATGGAGTTAGCCAGTACCCAGTTATAAACTCCCTTCTCTGCCCAGATAGAAGGATGATTCTGCACACAGTCCACTATCTCAACGCTACCGATAATGGCAGATGTAGGCTCGTTATAGCCGCAAATTATTTCGCGTTGAAGTCCCATTGAAAGGCTATCCCATTGCTGCTTTGAAAAGATATTGTTAGGGTTTACCATCTTTACAGGGGATGAACTTGCATGAATAAGTACTCTTTTCCCAATATATCTCTTGGGACACGGCCAAGTGCGGTTTTCGATGTCTTTGATGCCGTGGACTATTAAGGAAGCCCACGGCTGTTTTACAGTTATTGCTTTCATTTGAATTTGTTATTATAAAAAAATATGTATATTTACAACAAAATTTAAAAACTATGGAATTTGAGCAAATAAAGAAAAAGTTGATTAGTTTTCTCATAGAAAATAAAAATGTCCCATCTACAGCAATAAAAGATGATTTAATATTCACAATACAAACAGATAACGGTATACCTTTTTATCCCGCTCATTTGGTAGTTTTTGATAACCAACTTAATAAGCCATTGTGTCTATTCATTATTGATGATGGTAAAATTCGAGTTC